GGGTCCAGGGCTTGGGCTATAGTTCCAGCAGCCATAGCGAAGTTAGCCGGAGTCATGCCCATCACAGATTTGGGAGTTTCAGGTACAGGTGCTGCAGCTGGAGCCAGTGCTTGAGCAGCATTTAAGTTAGTTGGTCCCTGAGCGGGATAAGCAGCAGGCTGAACAGGGGCATTGAACTGTGCTGGCTGAAATTGGTTGCCAGCTGCAGCTGACCACTGCCCAGGCTGGATTACTTGCTGAGGATTAGCCAATCCCTGTGCAGCATCCATGGTTGTAGCCGGAGCTATCTGAGCTGGAGCTACTTGTGCAGGTACAGCTGTAGGAATTACAGCAGGAGCCGCAGCTGGCGTAGCTGCAGGAATAGCTGCTGGAACCTGAATGGACATAGTATTAGCTGAAGTAGGTTCAGAAGTTACAGTAACCTGAGGGTTCTTCCGACCAGGCTGTCTAGCCGCTTGAGCAGCAGGGGTCATAGGTGCAGGCGCTGTCTGCTGAGGCCCTAGTGGATTCATGTTCACGAAGGAATTCTTCAGATTTTGCCCAAAGGTATGAAACATAGCTCCAATATTCTGGTTGTAAGTTTTGAACTTGTCCCAGCCAGGATAAGCCTGCATAGGTACAGCAGGATTTCCTTTCCCAGCCTGGTTCATAGGATTCATCTGTTTGGCTACTTCCATAGGATTCCCAGGAATCCAGTTTCTTAACCAACTTCCACTACCACCTTGAAGTGCATTTCCCATCTAAATTCTCCCAGTAGAGATTGAAATTTCAATAACAGTTGTTAGCCTCCAATGATACCGGCTATAGCTCCAACACCTGCACCTATGGCTGCTCCCCAGGGGCCTCCTACGGCTGCACCCTTCACAGCTGTACCAACCATACTTCCCACCGCTGCCCCACCGAGTGCCCCAGATAAACCGGAAGTTATAGGACTCGTCCTGCCACGGCTGGAAGTACCACCGCCTGGGCCTGCGAGCAAGTTAGCTGCATAGGTGAATAGTTCAAGCTTCCAAGTAGCTTTTTGTTCAGCAATCATGTTAGACTGATCTCGATAATCCTTCTTTCCAACTATCTGCCCCCTCTCCATATCCATGCCTGAACTAAAGACTATCTTTCTCCACTCCATCTCCATCATTACGTCTTGTAGAGCAAGCTCATGGGCTTTGAAAACACCTCTTTGACTCAATTCACCAACAAGCCCAAGCAACCGAGTCTGGACTTCCCTATATGCGGCTAGGTCTGCATAGTACAACTTCCTAAGCTCCATACCTTCGGTCAGAGACTTATCTCTATAGTCCACTTGACTATCAAAGGCCAACTTACGCTTATCCATATCTTCTTGAAGATTCAGTTGGCGGAAGCTCTCATCACGTTTATAGGCTACTTCCCTATAGTTTATCTGATCCTGCATGAGGGAATCTCGGTAGCCAAGCTGTTCCTTGGACTCAGCTTCCCTAACACTTCGCATATCTTCCATAACCAGCTCGCGTCTTCGATTCTTGTTATCATAATCTAGTTGACGTCCAGCTATGGTTGCCTTTGCTTTCAAATCGCTCATGAAACGAGCTACATCTCGGTTTCGTCCCTCTTCAATCACCGCCCGTCCAATCACAAAGGCACTACTCATTACTGCTCCAATGTCCTGCATCCCCCGCTCAAACCTTGGTAGATTAACCTCTTCTATCTGACGGTCTAGCTCGTCCCCAAAGTCATCTGCAGCGTCCTCTACAACCGTTCCCAGATCAAGCAAAGTAACCGTATCCGGAGCAAGCCTCGATATATCAGAGATGTAGCTAGGGATCAAACTAGTGGAGATAGATATAGCTGAGCTTATAGATATATCCCCAATAGTTATCGTAGTAATCCTTTTATCCATTTTCCAAGCTTCAGCTGAGGCCTGAGGAGTTAGATATTTGATAGCATTCCAGTAGGCAGATATGTAACTAAAGAAGTTGAATGCTGAATTCCCAGCCATAATCCCCTGCCACATAGAGTTGTACTCGATGCGAGGATTATAGGATTCAAGTAAGGTATTATACATCCCATTGATAGTTGTCAGTTCAGGATGCGGATCGAAAGCAAACATCCTTGTAAAAGGATTAGTAGCCATAGCCTCATTCATGATGTCTATGAAAGACTGAGAGGCAAGGTCTCCCTGCAGACCTGCTGAGGCCTGAGCTACTCCCTCACGGTTAACATTCCTCAGAATCATTGCGTGGAAGTCCATCATATAACCAGGCCAGCTTACTTTACCTGATCCTCCTCCACCACCCTTCATAGCTATGACTTCGCCTTCATATTCCTCCGCGTCATCATAGATAACTTCCCCTGTACATATGTCGATTATAGTCAGATTATGAACTCTCATTCCCACCTCACAGGTCAAAAGAAATTAGAGTATAGTCAGTATTCGCTCCCATTTTTTTGGAGATAGCCACGAGACCTGGAACGCTAGATCGACCGATGATCCTTGAACAATAGTGAGCTCTTGCAAACTTCTTAAGAGCTTCCAGATCTTCTCTCCACTCCTTAAAACTCATATCCTTGTAATTATACAAAGCATAGATGTCTAAGCTAAAGGTCCTACTTACTTCATCCTCTACAAACTTTGTTGCCAGAACAGAACGAATGTCCAAAGTATTCTCATCTATTTCCATCCGAGGTACAGATATCCAGACCTGCATTCCCCCTGCCAGGATGAAGGCAAGCATATTATTCATGCTCTCTTGATTCCTTTCAGCAATATCCGGCAGAGCTTCCAAGAATGCTCGTTCTAACTCATCCCAATATTTACTGATTTGCTCCGGCAACAGTTGTATTAACATGACCTCTCCTGTTAACTTGTTCATGATAGTATATGCCGAGCTTTGCATAGTCAATCTTGAAATCTACAAAGCTCTCACTCCGAATACACAACCTTAATTCCACTCCGGTCACATTTAGCATGGCATAGCCAGCAGGACTACACCTCTTCCATGGACTTCTTACGAAGATGTCTTGAGCGCGATTTCTCCAGTCAGCTGCCACATAGACAGCCTCTCTAGAGTTAATCCCTAGGTCAACTCCACCTATAGTCTTCTTCCCGCGAGAGCCAAAGTCCATAGGGTTAGTTACAAGCATAGCCTCATCCATTCCACTTGAGCCATAAACTGCCATCGAATTTTCAACCGACAGGTTATAGACTGAAGTCGGCATCTTGTCTATGTAGCTTAGGCCTACAGGACTTAATATAAAACCCCTTGTACCATCACTAATATAGAAATCATCCTTTAGCCTATCATATGTTATGACTACATTGTCAGTATCAAGGTCTCGTATGTAGGTGAAATAGTCGAGGTCTTCCATCTCAAGCTTTTCGCTTATGTTCCATAGATGACTATCTTCACCTATCATGATGTGCCTATGTTTACCAAATCCTACACACCCCAGTCCTGCACAACCAACTGACTTCAAATTTTGAAGGCCGAAGGTGACCACAGGCTCACTGACGGGCAGCATAGCACAAACTCCTTCACTTCCATATGCTATAGCTACTTTACCTATAGGCGAGACTGCATAGACTTCGCCCACCTGGAGTGGTGCATAACCTCTAACATTATCCTCAGCTGGTGTGCAGTTGATGCTTCCGATGCGGCTCCACGCTGCGAAGGTAGTATCCGCATCATACCAACTAGATTTGATCCCTCCACATATGAGCTGCCCCCTAAAGTTACATATGTAGTTTGATTTAGGTATGTAACTGAAGTCATGCTCTGTAACCACACCGGTTGTGCAGTTGTACATGAGAAGGGAAGTGCCATTACTTAACAAGAGAAAACTAACGAAATCAGCTACACTCCAAGTCCCGGCACCTGCCACTGAGCAGAGCTTAGATGTAGTCCATTTCACGTCTTTGTTTATAGCATGGATGCTTCCCTTAGCCAGCAATAGATCACAAGCCTTCCCTTCATAAATCATAGGATGTGGCCAATCTAATCGATCTGTAGTGAAAGGATTCTCCAGAACCTTCACAGGCTCGAGACCTTCCTTCGTCGGACGGAAATTAGCACAATCGTACAACCCTGGCTGATTTAAAGTATTCACACTACTGTGAGCCAGTCCTACTTTCAACTCGTCACTAAGAGTAACCACGTACTCGGTTGACATAGTTAAATCCCCATCTCTCTGATTTCTTCTACCTCTTCCTCAATGAAATCATTCTCAATCTCATTAAGATCAATCTTCAGAGCATCATTCCAATCCTGCATTTCTTGCCTATTACGATTCGACATAGCAAGACGAAGCATAGTGCCATGGATTAGAGTTTGTGGATGCTCTACTGTCCAGTAGCTTTCATCTGCATCCTCAGTAAGTAATGGACTATAGAACTTTCCCCAAACTTCCATAGTCGTATATCCTGAAGAAATGGCTGGTAGGAAAAAGATTCCTGTATAGGTATAGTGCATAGGGTCTGCAGTGATCAATACATCCTCTATGCCAGTCTGTGCTGCCAGCGCTGCAAGTTCTGGTGCTGTCATACGGTCAGTCTCAGGACTTACTCGCAAGTTACCTATGGCATAGTATAGCACAGCTTCATCTGGGTCTATCTCACTATAAGGATAGTCGTATATGTTTCTCAGCCCAGCGATCTCTGCCTTGACTAACTGCACCCTACCTTCAGTCCCAGACAGCCAAACCTCCTTCACCGCTCTGCAGTCTTGAATCTTTGCATATACCTGACCCAGAGTGACTGTCTGAAATAGTCGAGCTTCACCTTTCTTGAACTCAGTCCTACGATCCATATCTCTCTGAGCTTGCTGGATATAGAAGTTCATTCCATTATCTTGCCAGTCTTCCTGAACCAAATCGTACCGGCCACTCAATTCTACAACTTTCTTACGAATACCTTTGAGGTTCATCGTTTACCTTCTCCCCAACTGTAGTGATTTCCATCATTCCAACGTCCGCCCCAGGTACCTCCCCGGGACTCCCAAAATTCTCCTAATTCCTTATGATCTTCTGTTCTACTTAGATAATTATAGTTACTATCGAAGAGATGTATGTCTATTGCTAACTGTCTTTTATGAAAGCTAACCTTACTACCCACTGGACAGCCTGGACAACGAAAGGCATGGCCAGGCTTCCACTTCAAGCCTAGTCGCTTTATCTCAGCAAAGAGCTCTACAGCCTCATCTCCAAACTTCAATTGATTTTTCAAAAGCAAGGAAGCCATTTTTACCTCCAGATTTTAAAGTAGGAGGGGCCACACCGGACCCCTCCCACTGCAAAGGAGAATATTATGGAAAGGAAAGAACTAGGAGTGGTTAACTCCAACACCGTTCAGTATACCGTGAACGGACGGATGGTGGAACTCAAGACCTGCCTCAGTCAGGTACTCCTCACGGGTTAAGTCATAGGCGGTGTAACCACCTTCCCGCTCCGAGTTATCCTTCTTGAAGAAGGTATCATCAATGTACCGATACTTCAGATGCTTCGGCTCGATAATCATCATCGAGTTACGGAGCGAACTCTCAAGGCTGAAGAGAGGATGAGTTTTGATATTGACCACGCCGAAAGGAGTGATCCACTCAGTTACGGAGATACCAAAGGCTTTCTCCTTCACCGAGATATTGTAGCTGCCGTTGGCCCAAACCAGCTTCTGAATGCCCAGCAAGGCACCGGAGCCACAGAAGGCCAGCTTTTCTTCCGATCCATATCGGAACAGCTGCTCCAGGTAGGAGTCGAGCCAGGCCTTGCCTCCGCTGATCCAGGTCTGACCGTGGTAGTCAGCATTCAGCGTATAATCATCCACGTTGGTGGGTGCATAGGTTTTGATCCAATTCCAAATACCCATAGTCGTACGCAGCGGCCGACCATTGGCACCAGTACCGGCATACTTCACACCGAAGATATAGGCGCGTTCTTGCTCAATCGAATGCAGCTGAAGAGCCTCTCTCTTCATCTCTTTGTACTGATCACCCGTTCGAATCTTGGTCTTCCGAGCAGTACGAGTGATGTCCAGAGAGGTGCGGAAAATCTGGGTGTAGTTCTCATACTGAGTCGGATCATAGGAGATCGAGCTGGGAATGTCCGCACCTTCCTCGTATGCCGAACCAATAATAAGAATTCGGTCACAATTGCTCAGATTGCCGGTAGAAGAATTATCATCAGCTTCAAGCAATACCACGGTGAGATAGCTAGAAGCACCATTGTCAGTTCGAACCGAAACTCGAGCGACTACGTTCATGGTCGAATCACTGGCATCGCGCAGCAAGACCACATGGCCAGGTTTGAAATGCTCGATGGTGGCCAGTGCCATCTTCACATACAGAGTGTTGCCAGCAGCACCACTACTAGAATAAGGAGTACTGAGTCCGGAGTCAGTATAGATGCCGGTGACCGCACCGCTCTGCTCAGGCAGAGACTTGGAGAACCAATGGAATACCGGATCACTGGTTTCCTCGCTGCTCATCTTGCTCATGATAGCGGTGAGAGGTGCCATGCCGTTCGGCCAAAGATAGAGAATGGCTTCACGCCAACTCTCAGGTCTCCACGTATAACGTGGATTTGCCGAAGTTACGAAATCATCAGAATCACGCATTCCTAAAAAGCCCATCTTAATTTCCTCCTAGAAAGTTACATTATAGAATTTCAGCTACCTGCTTCTTCAGATCCGAAGCAAGTCCACTGGGGACAGAAACTCGTCCCGTATTACCTCCAGCGAATGACGGCTTGTCATTATCAGGTCCAGGTGTCGTTGTAGTTGCACCCCCTTTGTTTTTGTTATTATCACGTGGAGGGAGTCGATACAGTGCCCGAGCCTGCCGCTCAGTCTCCTGAAAGACCTTCCTCACATCCCAATCAGTATGTTCTGAAGCTACCCTTGTCGCGATAAAACTTACGATCTGTGGGCGATTCTCCTTCTCATCGATAACTGCCAATTCTGGGTTATCGTTGTAGAACTGTTGGATCAACAGTTGGTGGCCAATTCTCTGATTGACCAAGTTATTCACTGCAGCAGGAGTGAGACGCAAGGCTTCGCGCACAGCCTTTTCGTATACTCCTGAGAGAAATTTATTGAAGCCTTCGCGAGTGCGGAAGATTTCAGTAAGCTCCTCCTCCGACTTCACAAACTCTGAAACTACTTCTGGCTCGATAGCCTCAGGCAGCTCTTCTACCTTAGAAGTTGAGCTTGGAGCTTGTGCAGTCATTGTAGTAAGTAACTGTTGCAGAGCCTCAACCTGAGCCTTCAAGGCATCAATCTCAGTATTTCCAGCGGGAGGCTGGGCTACAACAGGCTCCGTTACAGGTTCTGTAACTACCGGCTCTTCCACTTTCTTCACCGGCTCAGTTACCACAGGTTCTGTAACTACTGGTTCAGTAACTACTGGTTCGGTAGTAGTCTGAGTTGCTGCAGGATCAGTCACTACTGTTCCATCATTCGGCTTGTCTCCATCTCCGGGAGCCATTCCACTAAGCAAATCTACCACATCAGTCGCCAACAGATCAAGGTCTTTTCCTGGTTCGTTACTCATACTTAGTCCTCCTTTTCGTTTGTCTGATTAGACGTTTCTTTAGACGCATTCCTAATATCTTCAAGAATCTCTTCTGGCATATCAAGCATTTCCCTGATCTGGAAAGCAGCTCCTCTGGCAAACTCCGCCGAAGTCTTACTTCGCCCTCCAATACTGTAAGGTCCATCACTAACCTCCAGCATAGTACGAATGTCCATTAGGGCTTGCTTCATAGAATCCCTTATATACTGCCAGACCTTGTTGCTGAACAGGTCTTGGAAGTCATGTTCGCTGAGAAGCATATAGTCAGCGAGATCAACTTCTAAATCCTCATCTACCTTCAATTTTTGACTCAAGCTGCACCTCCGATAGGAATGATATTACCAGCCGCAGCCTGATCCTGAACCGCTTGGTCAGGCATCACCTGTGGCTGAACCTGCCCCTGTCGAATGAATTCATGAACGTTCTTCGCACCAAGCATTCTTGCTATATGCATGAAGATACGTGGGACATCGTAAGTTCCAATCAACTCTTGTTGAGCAGTAATCATTCCATACAACTGAACCCAATCTTTAGCTGTGGAGCTGTCAGGAATGGTTCCATCCTTCATCACCACATCGAAGCCAACCAACAGATCCATGGGATTTACTGGATAACGGTTAACTCCTGGAGGCAGGTTGAATTCTGTCCGCAGCCGAGCTTCCCACTCACCTACCACCTTAACATAGAGTTCCTCACTCATCAACTGCTGAGTGTGGCTAGCAAGCATATACCCCAGGTCTTGCATTCCCTGAAGGCTACATATTCTGCCATCTTTCATAAGACGGCTCAAGGCTCCCTGCCGCGTGTCAGAGGCCTCAGTAGCACTCACCCTCTCACCAGAACGTCTCTGGACACCCTGTAAGGCGTCCACCGTGCCTGTCATGCGATTAATGAAATCAATCAGGAGGGGAGCTTCTGACAGATGCTGCGCAGTTATGTCTGTTACCTTGAGCTGCTGAACAGCATTGTCTATACCTCTTCCCCATGCACTCCTACGTAGTCTTACTAGCCAGCCTCCATCGTTGTCCTTGAGATCCTTCATGTTAACCAGCTTTGGATCAACAATCAGGACGTCATTTATAGCCTTACGCACGTTCTTGATATGACTAGTATACAGAAAGTCTAGCACTTCTTGTAGTCCACTTACCACCTCAAGTTTGCTGACAGGCGCCGTACTATAACCGTCAGCACTAGGACTAATAACTCCCACAGGGAACATACAGTGATCCAAGTTCTCCGGGGCAGCTGCCAGTACCACACAATCTCCACCAATTTCAAAGTACCACTTTTCAGGATAAGGACTAGAGCCAAGACCCATATCCCTAGGGATAATGTTAATATACATATAAACCACGTCAGCTGGTACACTTGTAGTGGTATAGTCGATTCCGGTTGTAGTACCAAAGCGTGCCTCCCTTCCGCTCATATCCAGTCGCTCCACTAGACTGCTTCTAGCATCTACATGCTGGAGATATTGAGCATTGAAGTGAGTATCTGAGTTTTGCTCCTCACTGAGTAAAGTCATGACATTCGTTCTACGTACCCAACCTACAAAGGCTCCCGCCTGTGGATTATCAATAGGAGCACCAGGATCCGGAAGGTAACAATAGGGATCGATATTCATAAGCTCATTCCCCTCATAAAGTAGAGCAGGAACTCGCTTCTTCATATTTCCTACTTTCCTCCATCCCTGAAATAGCTGAGAGAAAAATCCTTGCTCTTCTTCTACTCTACGATAGCCCGTCTTGCGTATCCAACGAGGATGGCTAGCTCCAAAGCCATAAGTATAGGCATCCCTCGCTTGATAGTATAGAGATAAGCCCATCTTAGCCATTTGTGTCTGATAAGCGATTGCAAGTTCCATAAGTATAGAACCAACTTCATCCTCAGGCCCTCGCCCCTCATATCTAAAGATAGGGTTATCTAAGTAAGCAGTAACCCAGTAAGCAAGCAGAGTCTCGAGAGTTGCATAGGATTGAGGCACTATAACACGAACCGGCCTTCGGCTGTCATAGTCCTTTACCGCCTTCTCCTTATCATCCAGTGCTACATATGCAGTAAGATTCTTATCTATGGCCTTCCAAGTCTTATGCCTTGTGCTCATGTGGCTATAAGAATCAAGCACCCTCTGATTGACCATAGATATGATCCTGTTGTGAGTCTCACTTCCAGGCTTCAGGTTGATCCCCTTAGGGTACCTATAGCCATAATTGGCTTCGGAAAGATTCTTACTCTTAATCTGCAGTATGTTATTTGATCTACCTGTTGGATCGTATACGAGAGGCATCTATTTGCTCCCACTCATAAATGAATTTTTGATGACAGTTGACTATCCAGCTATTAGCCCATGAGATTCCAAAGCATGTAAGATAGAGATTACAGTACCTCTTATATTATTAACAATGTTAGCTAAAGCCTCTACATCTGTTACTTTAGCAGAATTAACCTGTAGTAATGCAGGTGACAGAGAGGTATCAGCTTGGGGAGGTCTAGGTATCTTCTCCTGCTGCTGACCAATTACTCTATTCGGTCCTACCCAATAACCAGCCTCAGACCACATACCTCCATAGATTACAGGAACTCTAGCTGGATCAGGGTTTGTACCTACGAACATTGCCCTCGCACCAATTTGGTAAACATCCATCCAGCTATTCTTATTCACATAAGGAATTCCACAGAACGTTCCACAAAGTGCAATCCATCTACCTCCATTTCCCTGTACCACATAAGGAGGAGTAACAGCAGAAGCAGATACATCCCAGAAGTATAAAGTGGCTTGATCTATAGCATTATTCGCTGTCTGATAGACAAGCAGTAAGGCTCCGGAATTTTCCATACTTAACGAAGCAAGCTCAGCTACTGGATTGGATATATTAGCTACTTGTATAGCTCTGAGGGCTCCTGCAATTACATTTCCAACTTGAGCCTTGGTTATTAAGTCATTATCTCCCGGATCATCCGTGCTAGTACTTTGTATCCTTCCATTGGTCTTGAAGGCACAGACATTGCTACCATCATCATGCTTGTCGCTATCATCATAGAGATATGGCCCTTGACTTCCCACATAGTATTGCTTCTCACTCATTAGCATCTCCTCCAACCATCAAGTGGCCTTTCGCTATACTTTTCAAGCTCTTCATAAACTTCTTCTTCCTCATAATCATCCATCTCATCCTCAGCTTCCATTCTTCGAAGCTCTTCTTCTTCTCCCTGATTAGGCTCGTCTGCTGTATAGAAGAAACGACCACCGACATCGAGCATAGGAACGATGTATGCGAACGCGTCCATAATATCAAATCGCTTACTTCTTGGGTAGCTAAGTAGTTGAGCTTCGAGTCCTGAGCAACAGCTCTTGTTGTGGTACACTTGACCTTGTCGGTAGAAGGGAACCAGAGCTGCAATTCTTTCCTCCTTTTTGCCTCGTGCATGGAGCTCTACAAGTTCAAAGTTAAGCTTCTTAGCTAACATAGCATTCTTCAAGGGATATGAGATGAACTCATTCAATGAGGTTACTTCGTAACCAAGCACCTGTGCGCCTAATGCTGTACCCATATTGAAGGCCCGCTCGTAAATCTGATCGGGTAACAACTTATCTGCCACACAGTCGCGAAAGTAAATACTACGTTTCATAGGATTTACACCCACTCCCACGATCGCGGTCTCGGCACTATCCGGATTTAAGGTCTTAGCAGGGTCACATAGCACCACACTTTCCACTTCCCGACTCCGCCTGATATCCCCTTCCTCGTAGTACTTGAAGTATTCCTTCCTAAACTTAGCACTTTCCGTCGAGATTGGAAGATTTCGGTACTCTCTATAGAGAGTATCCAGCTGATTGGACTTCCTGAAGCCCTCAATCAGGAGACGAATTGCACTGTCGTCCATGAACTCAGGCCAATTACTTCGATCATTATCGTCAAAGAGCTCCAACCTGATTGCATGCCAGTTAGGGTCTTCCAGCAAATTACTCAAAAGGCTATCTTCATGTAGTACCGTACCTACTACTATGACTCTCCACTTACTATGTGCTCTCTGAACTGCATTCAGTACATCTGCGAAGAACCAATCTTTCATCTTCTTACGTTGTTCCTCACTTCGTACACTCTCAGCATCCTCTAAGTCGTCACACATAAGCAAGTCTGGACGCTCATTGCCATGTAGCATACCACGAATTTGCTGTCCCGCACCCCGTGGGATAACCCTTATACCGCCTCGTGTAGTCCACATCTCCTTACTCCAGTTGCTACTCTTCTGGGGCCCGAAGATGGCATTAATCATACTGTTACCCACAAGCTCATTCTTCAAGTTTTCCGAATGCATCTCGGCTTGCGTATTCGTACAGGAGATAGGAAAGATAAACTTCGAATCTCCAAACAGTATTCTTTTGGAGGCAAAGCCCAGCTGTAGACAGCTCGTCTTACCAAATCCCCGGTTGGCGGCTATAACGAGTTTTTGGATTCTGTCATCCTCCAACGCTTCGAATACTTTCTTATGCATCCACGAGAAAGGGATGTTAAAGCGTTCGGGGAAGAGGAATCGGCAATGGAACTCCATGCTACCATAGCACTGTTCCATATACTGACTCAGCTGAGCTTTGCTAACTCCATCTATCATCTAGACACTTGCCTCCGCTCTACACCGTTCCATTTCTCTTCGCGATCCAACAGGGCATCTGCTCCTTCGTCAGGCTGAATCGCTTCGAGACAATGATCTTTGTCAATCTTATCAAGTCCCCAAATGAGGAACCTAGACAAGACTCGCCACGTAGGAAGCTTACCATTGTATTTCTTTTGCAGCTTACCTAAGCGAGAACTCACAAACTCTTGAGCATCCCCTCCTGCGAGAGCGTTACACAAGCAGTCTATAGCCATTGCGTTGTTGAGGATATACTTGAAAGCAACCCTCTTGACAGTTTTCAGGTTCATAAAAATCACCTCGTCAACTTTAAAGAAGAGCAAACCACCTACCAAATTGGCCACTATGGTAGCCTCTAGCACATTACATCCAAAGTTGAGCATCTCTGCCACACAGAAGCATAGAACGGGAGTGCTAAGTTGCCACCTAAGCAGGTAGGAAATCAGTCTCACTTCATTTCCTCCCGCAACTCTTTCATACGGATGCCCAGTTGTTCGATCTCCTTCAATGCCACAGCTACGTTGGTAGTCATATTGGTAATAGTTTCCGTATGCTTCTTAAAAAGCTCATCTCCCTCTTCCAGCCTGGCAAGTAAATTTTCGATGACAGTTCCCAGCTTTGTAACTTTTTCCACCACCCCTAAATGGTCCGGGCAGGTGATCTGTTCCACCTTGGCATTCTTCTTATCAGCCCAAACGAAGTAGCCAATAATAATCGCAGTGGTTAGATACGGTCCAAAGGTCTGATTTAGGGCTTTGATCAGGCCTATTACAGCATTCCAGTCAACTATCCCTATAGTTGTCGGATCAGCAGGTGGCATTTCCCT